CTGGGTTAGAGTGACATATGAATACAATCAAAGCAACTATCAAGGTAGTTTGGCTTTAAATGGATATGACAAAAGCAGAGTAAAACAAGTACTTAAAGATAAGTTTTTTAATTTAGTTAAATATGGCAACAATACAATTTATGTTGACTTTGAAGAGCCTTCAAGTAAAGAGCCATATACTGTTCCGGATAATAGTTTGGCATTTTCGACACGTGATAGTGATGGAAAAGCTAAATTAATAAATTTTATAAGTGAAGAAATTGATGCTAAAGAAGTATATAATGATACAAACTACAATAAGGCACTTAAATCTGTTATTAATGGCAAAAGGGATGTGTGCTTTATTGAAATGAATCAGGCTAACGTAAATCTTGTTGAAAAGAATAAACTTCGTATTATTCCGACAAGAATGACATTACAGAATACTATGATGGCAATTGTTTATCGTGATAGTATTAAGGCGCATAAATTATATGATATTGCTAAAAGTCATGGTGGATATCTTAACGATAAATCTGCTGAAGAAGCACGTGAAATTGGTCAATTATTGGGTTATAAAGAAGCAAGCATCGAAGAATATATACATAGAAAATACGGCAATAAAACACCAATAATGCCAGATAGGTCGCCTGATGATTTTGATGACCTTGCGGAAGGCGAATTTGATAATTATGAAAAAGAAATTGAGAAAGACAATCTAACACACGGTCTGGATAAAAAATTAATCAGAACTTATAATGATGGTATTGACGTTAATCCCGTCTATGCTGTTAATGGTGATGAAGTACGTGAAAGTGGTTTTATTGAATGGGTTGAGGGTGGTAACCATTGGGTAGATTATGACTTACCGAGAAATGAACAGAAGTATGCAAAACGCATACCTGCGGATGATTTGTGGGTTGATGACGTACATTTGGCAAAACCAAACGACTTTGAAGGAATATTATTGCACGAAAGAACTGAAAGTTATGTGATAAAACATTATGGTTATACTTATGATGATGCACATGATATTGCAAATAAGATTGAATTACTCTTTAGAAAGAAAACACAAGAGCAAAATATTCAAAATGATGAAGATTCTGAAGCATTAAGTAGTTCAATGTTTACCGCATTTAAGAAGCATTTTAAAGGCAAGAAAGGTCATACAAATTTTCAAAATGAAGGCGTGAGCGATGTTGCCGCAGAAAAACAATTTGGTATACAACAACCACATCAAGGCTTTGAAGATAAGTTTGCAAGAGACCAACAGGAAGATGTTGTTTATACTGACCCCAACAGTGATTTGGTAATTATTAGAAATCCTAAAAGACTTGATAGTATTTTTGGCTATGCCAGAGGCGTTATTGATACAATAGGAAATCTGTATATTGAACAACGACCAACTGGAATACATTTTGATGTGCTATATGCATTAAATAAATTAGGTCTTGTTGAAGACGAAGAAGATTGGGATGTTAGACTTCCCCATAATTTTGTAACAGTACAAAGATATTTAAGGTCCAACAAAATATTGCTTGGTGAATCGAATTTTGCAATGATTCCCGATAAAGAAAGACCCACACTTAGTAAAACATGGCAGGCAATTCCAACTTATGAAGAAGCCAAGCCAGTTTATCAAAGATTCTTAGATAGAGCAAAACAAAAAACACCTGTTTTTGAATTTATTAATGAACCTCTGCAGAGATATAAAAAGAAAATTGAGGCGGGTGCAGTAAACGAATTATTTGAAAATAAGCCTACCACGCAATGCAAAGAAGTTCAACTAACTTCTGAAATCAGAGAATATTTACAGAAGTTCGATTCAGATGAAGAACTTTTGAGAAGTGGTGGAATTCCTGTCGATATGCTTGATAGAGCAGCATTTGGATTTGATGACAGCCTTAAAGAATTAATGCCCAAACAATTATCAATTAAATGGAACGATGATTTAGAAAATGTTAAGTGGGAGGTAAAAAAGAAAGGATTAACTGATGTTGATTACGCAAAAAAGATTAACTTAGCCGAGCCAATTGATGTGTCATTTGATGGTAAAAATTTTAATATTGAAGATGGTCATCATAGGTATTATGCTGCGAGTGTATTAAATTTGCCGTTGAAAATTAATCTCGAAATAAAGGCAAATCCGGTTGCAGCTTTAAGTCAAGGTATGGGATATGATGATTTTCATAGGTGTATATGGAAACAAGCACATAATGTAACAGAAATATTGAACGAAAATATGGTTAATGAGACAGAATTAATTTTAAATAATATTAACGAAGCAAAAATGATGATGAAAATAATGTAAATAATATGATTCTTTTAGTAGACATGTTAGTATTTATATAAAAATATTAACATGGGAAAACCGAGAACATATTCGATAGACGAAAATTATTTTAATGAGATTAATTCAAACAATAAAGCCTATATATTAGGTTTTATTTATGCAGACGGTAGTGTATGTAAAAATTATTTAAGTATTTGGTTGTCGGATAAAGATATTGAAATTTTAGAATTTATTAAATTGGAGTTAAAATATGAAGGTAAAATATATGTTCGTAATAATGAAATAAAAAATAAAAAATATGTAGGATTTTCCGTTTCGTCGAAAAAAATGGTTAATGATTTAATAAAATTGGGTGTCGTTAGAAATAAAACCTATTTATCAAAGGAATTACCAATTTATGATAAGAAATATGAAGCAGCGTTTCTTAGAGGCTTTTTTGATGGTGATGGGTCAATATATTTAAATAATAATAGGGGGTATGATGAATATACGATTTGTTTTTCTGGTAATATTAGAGTTTTGGGCCAAATAAAAAATATATTGATAGGATACGATATCTCAAGTTGCAACATAAGGCATAGACATAGTAGCGATGAATCATGTATGTTGGAAATTAGAGGTAATTTAAATATTGAAAAAATATATAATTTATTTTATAATAATGCTGATTTTTATTTAAAAAGAAAAAAAGAAAGATTTAATAACTTTAAATTAATGTTAACAAAATTAATAAAAAGAAATTTATCGGATGAAATAATAAACAACATAAGAATTTCATATTGTTCAGGAATGAAACAATTTCAAATAGCTAATGATAATAATATGCCTAAAAGTTCGGTAAGAACGGTAATACAAAGACTTAGGAAATATGGGGAAGTTAAATAGTTTTATATTAAATTTAAGGGAAAAACCTTTCATTCAATCAATTATAAATGACTTGGGAGGCGAAGTTTTTGCAATGGGTGGAGTAGTTCGTGACCTTATACTTAACAAGCCAAATAAAGATATTGATTTGGTTGTTAGAAAAGTGTCAATAGATAGATTAATATCACAATTACAAAAATTTGGTAGAGTAGATGTTGTGGGTAAATCATTTGGGGTTATTAAATTTATTGATAGTAATGGTGTCGATTATGATGTGGCTCTGCCAAGAACAGATAAAAAAAATGCTGAAGGTGGATATCGTGGATTCGATGTACAAAGCGATGAAAATTTGCCAATTGAGGCAGATATTACGAGAAGAGATGCTAAGATGAATGCAATGGCAATAAATATTAACACCGGAAAGTTTATTGACCCATTAGGTGGATTGAAAGATATTGAAAATAAACAGATTTCTGCTGCAAATCCGGAGGCGTTTTCAGACGACCCCTTAAGGATGATAAGAATTGTAGCATTTGCTAGTCGTTTTGGTTTTACTATTGAACTACAGACCATGCAGATGATTAAAGATAATGCTCATAGAGTAAAAGAAATTGCACCGGAAAGAATTTTGACAGAATTTGACAAAATTATTGAGAAAGGCAATATAATTTTGGGAGTAAACCTTTTGACTAATACTGGATTGTATGAGCAAATATTTGGTGGTATTAAAAATACCGTAAGTCCGTTATTTGCTGATGTTCAGACGATGGGCGAATTTATTTATCTATTGGCTGTCGGTACAGTACCAAGTCCTGCAGAATTCTACAAGAACAATCTCAAGGGTGATATTCCAACATATAAAGAAATTAAGGCACTTGAATTGGCATTTACATTACCCGATATAAGTCTTCCTATTATTGAAAGGTCAACTGTTCATAATATGTATTTACTTAGTCCACAAGCATTGCAAAGTCAAATAATTCCAATGGGATTACAAAAAGCCTCAGAAGAATTTCAACAAGGTAAATATCCTAAGACCGTTAATGAATTGGCTGTAAATGGACAAGACTTGATGAGCGTTGGATTACAAGGTAAAGCTGTTGGTGATATGCAGAAGTCTTTACTATTAAAGATTTATGCCGATAAGGTTAGAAATTCCAAGGAAGATTTATTAGCTTTGGCAAGACCTAATGGTGAAGTTATTAAAGAAGAAGTGAAGCCTGAAGACAAAATTGAATATGGTTGTTTGATGTTATTTCTTGATGTGCCTATTTGGAGTAAAATTACTTCCGTTATTAATCGTGAAGATATTTATGATGCTCCGGGATATGGAATTGAAACAGAACCACATACAACAATATTATATGGCTTTCATGATGAAGTAACTTCGGAAGATTGTTTTAATTTGTTCAAGGAAAACATGCCTGTGAAACCATTTAAGATAGGAATTAAAGGTATATCATTCTTTACAGGTAATCCTAAGTTTGATGTTGTTAAGTTCGATGTTGAATCACCAGAACTTACAGAATTAAATGAGGTTATGAAGGCATTACCACATACCAGTGCATTTCCAGATTATCATCCGCACATTACAATTGCGTATGTTAAACCCGGAGAAGGACAGAAGTATGTTAAGCCATTCAAAAAGAACAGAATGCTCAATGGTAATGAATTGGTTTATACTTGGAAAGGTCATAAAGGTAATGACGGTGATAAACTCATGCTTGATGGTAGTATAGATGAAAGTATTGCAGATAAAGCAGCAGAGAAAATGTTTAATATTCCAAATCAGAGTGCAAAACAAGATATTCAAGCTGCAGGAGCAGTACAGGCGCAGGAAGAAAAACCAGTTGCTGTTATAAGCAAAATGAAAAATGGTAAAATTGATGCCTTTAGCATTGGAATATATGAAAACCCCAAATCTTTAGCTAATTTTGGTTCAAATACGAGAGCGATTGTAGACTTTGATGGAAACTTATTTATTGCACAAGAAAATGGTTGGTTCAATCACGGTGACATGGCACAAGTATTAGGTATTAGTGATTGGGAAGATGGCGTATACGAACAAATGGAAGAATATCAATTACTACAAAGAATTGAGAATAGCAATGCATTTGGATTAGCAGATAGTAGTGCAGACTTTGCAGGCAGTAGACCATTATTGCCCAATGACCTTGAACCCAATCAAGATGAATATAATGAGAATTTTAAAATAGTTAACAACATATTACGTGCAGCTAAAAGAAAAAACCCTCAATATGATTTTTATAGTCAATACTATTTGAGTATTAATACTGAACCAGTTAGTCTTGAAGAAACCTATATGTACAATACATTGGAGCCAAAAAAATCTACTTGGAATGTAAGTGGTCAAACTGTCGACATTAATTTCTTCACTGACCAATATTATCAGTGGAATCAAGACAGATATGTATATACAACAACAAAATCCGTATTGGAATTTCTTGATAATAATTATCCTGATTTAATGAATGATGAAAAATTAAAACACGATTTATATCACAAATTGGTCGATAATGAAATACTTGATGAAGAACAGAAACAAATGAAAAACGTCAGATATACTGCAGTTGTACTTGATGATAAATCACGTACTGCTTTGTTAAAAAGACTTGGAAATATGATACCCGAAGGTTGGGAAACTATTGCACATCACATGACAATTAATATGGGTGCTATTGTTCCGGAGTTTGCAAAATTCTTGGGAATGAATGTTGATTTAAATGCAGAAGACTTTGCTGCAGATGATAAAGTTATGGCTGTGGGTGTTGCAGGTATGCCAACTAAGAATGGTAAGCCACATATAACATTGGCAGTCAATCGTGCAAATGGTGGCAAACCAATGATGTCAAATCAATTAACTAATTGGGAAAAATTAAGCGAACCGCTTGTTTTAAGTGGTAAAGTAACTGAAGTAGAATAATGGACGACAATAAAGAACATCCTTGGCAAGAAACATCGGAAGAAGGATTTGGCTATGAAAACGAATGCCTTAAAGATATTAATAATAAAAAATATCCTGTTGCATATAGAAATTTAGATAAAGAAAAATATAAACTTTACGATATTATTCTTTTCGATGGCAAAATTCCTATTGTTCTTGAAAACCATAAAAAAGTAGAATGTAAATTTGATAAAAGAGGTCTTTTTACAGGCAACATTTGTATTGAAGTTGGCTGTAATGGTATTGCATCGGGTTTGATTACTTCCGAAGCAGAATATTGGATTATTTGTGACAGTGTTACAGAATATTTAATAAAAAAATCGGAAATACATCGTTGTATTGTTGAAAACATAAATATTATTCGATATGAACCCAAGTATTTGTTGAAACAAGAAGGTGGTATTTATAAAGAAATGAGTTTGTATTTAATAAATTCTACTATATTTACAGACTATTGTTTAGAAATTAAAGACAGAGGTAAATTAACATACGAGAAAATGATATGATTAAGAGATTAGCAGTATTTGATTTTGATGGAACTCTTATGGATTCTCCTATGCCGGAAACAGGTAAAACACAGTGGTCGGAGAAAATGGGAAAGCCATATCCATTCTCAGGGTGGTGGGGCAGACCAGAAAGTTTAGATTTACAGATATTTGACATAAAACCATTTCTAAGTGTGTTGAAACAACTGAAAAAGGAAATTGTCACCCCCGGAACTTATGTGGTAGTCCTCACATCGAGAATGGAAAAACTACGTCCGCAAGTTCAAGCAGTACTTGATGCTAATAAAATTAAGGTTGATAAACTTGATATGAAACGTGCTGAAGGCAATAAAGGCACAAAAGTATTGCGTTATGTACAACAATTTCCCGACCTAAAAAGAATTAATGTTTATGAGGACCGTGATACTGATATCGAAGCATATGAAGGAATCAGAAATCAAGTACCACCTGGCATTGAATTTAATATCTATTTGGCAAACGAAGGTACTTTGGCATTAACCGAATCCAGTCGTAGTAATAACATATTGTGCATTATTCAAGAAGAAATTCAAAAATTAAAATAGATGTATTTATAGAAAATGTGTACGATGATAACAATGAAACACAAACCTCTTTATTTACCACAAATTAACATGCCTGTCGATGCGGTTGTAAAGCAACTGGATGAAGAGGGTGTTGATTATGAATATGTTCAAATACAACCAAGTGAATCTGATGGCATAAATCCCTCACAAGGTTTTACTTTTAGTGATGATGTCGGAAAGGTTGAACTCGATGACAAAAATCCAATTTGGCTTGCTAAAGAAGGTGATAAAGATAAAATTTGTGATGGTCATCATCGCTATACCCGTGCATTATTGGATGAAGTTCCAATGACTGCCATAAAAATAGATATGGATTTTAAAGATGCCTGTAGATTACTTAATAAAATACAGGATGTTTATGATTATACGGAACAACAGAGAATGGAAGAAGTTGTTGCACAAGATGCTATCAATGCAAATAATGAAACAAACTCAGGTGCAAGTTACAATGAATTTCTAAGCAATCTTGAAGAAGATAACGCAGGTGTTCAAACAGAAAAACCAAGTAAAAATGATAAAGTAATTATCGGCTATCGTAGAGACCCTATAAGCGAAACTTCAGTCATTGGTAATTTTTTTACAATAAGTCCGATAGAAGGATTTACACCATACGAAATTGAATTTGAAAACTTATTGGATACAAATGATTTGGGGGTTCAGTTTAAGGATAGCCAAATACCTGCAGAAATACTTGCAAAGATTTGGTTTCCGCACGTGAATTTCGAAAAATTAAGTGAGCAATATAATATTCCTTCACTTAATTTAAAAAATAAAGCCATTGCCGAAAAAGCAAAACACATGGGTTTTGATGGCATTAAATATGGCGATACATTATTACAAGGATTAAAATAAATTATTATGGCAAATTATAGAATTACAAACATAACAGATACATTGGGAAAGCGTGAAGCTAAGTACGATGCAACATTAGATTTGAACTATATAGATTCAATGATGAAGAAGACCATTAAAGTTAAACCAAGTGAAACGGTTTATCTGAAAATACATTCATTACCACTCTCAATTCAGCAACTCAGAGTAAAGAAACTCATTAGTGTTGTTGAAATCAGCAATACAGAATTGGCGAATTGCATGAATGAGCACAAGCCAGTCATTCAGCCAATGCCTGTACCCGTAGAAATGGTAGAAACTCAAGAAGAAACCGAAAAAAGAGTGGCAACTACAGAAAAAAAGAAAACGGGTAGAAAACCTCATGAAGTACTTGAAAGTTAGTAATATGCAGTAATATCGATATTCGAAGCCAACAAAATGTTGGCTTTTTTTATAAAATGTCTTGCCACTTGGCAGATTTTCCGCTATTTTTACGTATTTATAATTAATTACATTATTTTATAATATTTTATAAATACAACATGGACGGAAAAATTAGAATCTTATTCTATAATTTAGACGGGGCGGGCGTAAACTACTTCAGAACACTAACGCCTGCACAAGAACTTGAAAAAAATCACTCAGATGAATTTTACTCCGAAATAAATCCTGAACTCGATTTTAATGACCCTAAGACAATTGATTATCTCAAAACTTTTCACATCATACATTATCATCGTCAATTTTTACAAGACAGTCAAAAGATGAAGCAACTTGTCGAAGAGTTGCGTAAGAATGGCACAATCATAATGGTTGACATTGATGACTACTGGCAATTACATAAGAATCACCCCTTCTATTCACTTAGTTTAGAAAAGAAAATGCATATTCCCATTTTGGAGAATCTTAAGATGGCTGACTATGTAACTACAACCACAGACTTATTTGCAGAAGAAATTCGTAAAGTTACTGGTAAAGATAATGTTGGGGTATTTTATAACTCAATTGACCCCACATGGATGAAACAATTTCAAAACAACTGGAAACCCGACCCTGATGGTCTTGTTAGAATTACATATATGGCAGGTTCTTCTCACATGGGTGATGTTCAACAACTTGATGGAGTATTCAATGTACTTCATAATGATTGGAATTTAAAGAACAAATTTAAAGTAATTATTGCTGGTTGGGATACGGAAGGTAATACTACTGATATCACATTCAACCAAGATTTTGGCGATGAACTACAGAAAATCGGTAAGTGGACCATTAGCAATGTTAAAATTATTAATAAAACTCGTGGTAATGTTGATATGATTCCCGGCTTGTCACAAGAATTGAAAGACAAATACAGGGGCAAAGTTTTTAGTGAGAATCAAAGAGACATCAAATCTGAAGAAAGCGTTTATCTTATCTATGAAAAAATTCTGACAGATAATCACCGTAATATTGAAAACAAAGATTACGTGCAGTGGTTATCAAATATGGAAAGAAATGTTAATTATGATAATGAAGGCAACTTTGGTAGACGTTGGACTCAAAAAGCAAATACATATGCCCAAGTATTGGACGAAACCGATATTGTAATAGCACCACTTGCAGACAATCCATTTAACAGAATGAAGTCTAATTTGAAACAAGTGGAATGCTGGACAAGGAAACTTCCAATAGTATGTTCAGGTATTCCACCATATGATGTAGATGGTAGACATTTAGAAAATTGTGTACTAATTCCTGCAGAAAAAAATGCCAGAAAGTATTGGCAGAAGTATTTAAAAAGACTAATATTAGATGCTGACCTTCGTAAACAACTTGGAGAACAGCTATATGAAGACTTTAAAGATAAATATAATTTAGCTGATGTTACTAAGAAACGTGCAGACTTTTATAGAGCTGCAGTTATGAAAACATTGGCAGTAGTATAAAACTAAAAACAATGAATTTCAAAAAATTAAAATCAGTAAAGAAAAGGTCGAAACTCTATATGTGGTTCGCCAATTTAAGTGCAAAACTCTCAGGTCGTTATGTAAAAGATTGTCATCCGGCATTTATGTCGTTTGTTGAAAAACACAATCTTGCAACGGCTTCTATTTGGAACAATGCTTGGGCAGAGAGATATGAAGAAATAATGAAAATGCTTAACAGTGATGATTATAAAAAATATTTCTATAATGCTGTTGACTATAAACGTGAAGCAGTGAAACCATTACCACAAAAATGGTATGTTATGATTTTCGATAAGATTGTTTATGGTCTGTCTAAAGCATATGTGTTTGTTTTTGAAAGGGAACTATATAGAAAAATCAAACAATTCGAACTTGTTTCTAAGGGTGTTGCTAATTTAATAAAGAAAACAGACGAATATATTGCTTCAACCACTTCGTTACAGAGATTGTCAAGAATGCAGGCACTTGGAATCATTTCATATCAGAGTTTTCAAGATGATTTTGATATTCTTGTTAATCGAATACCTCACGAAGTAATAGAAGAACGACATAAAAAAATAGATGAAGAACTTCAAGCAAAACTTCGAGTAAAATTGGCTACTGTTGACGAGCATAGAAAATTACCTGATGAGGTTGTTAAATTACTTCGTAGAGAACAATGATAGAATTCTTTAAAAAGATATATTATTGGTGTTATATAAAGATTCATACAGTTATAATAGCAATTAGTATTGCTTTATATAATACTGAGCAGGAGATATTGAAAGCTGACCCGAATGATTTACAGGAACGTGATAAACGTGAAACCCGTAAGCTACATAGGAATCAGACTCTTGAAAAATTCTATGCTGGTAAAACAGATGAAAAATACGTGAAAGATTATTACGAAATATTAAAAAAAGCCGATAAGTTCATGCGTACAGCAACTCCGCATCAAATGGCTGTTGCTGCAGATAAATATGCTAAAGGTTATGGTGGTGAAGATAAACATGGCAATAAGTATGAACATTTTGGTTTCTTCGATGAAAAACATAAGCATGCAGGTAAAACTCTTACGGAAGTTTTTAAAACAGAATACGATGAAAGGCGTACTAAAGATGATGACTTAGAACTCGTATACATCTTCAATAACAAGCCAATTGTTGCGGGAATGGGAAAGTTTTACGAAGCACTTGAGAAGTCTAAAGAAGAAAAGACTGAGTTTGAAGTTACTGTGGTAAAATCCTGGGAATTTCCTCTCAAGGTCAGTCGTGAAACTGAAGTGGTGAATAAAATTGAGCAACTCACGGAATTCTTGCACATTAAAAAGATTGGTTTTGAATATAGGCAACTTGAATTCTTCATTCCTGTGAAGTTTAAGACATCCGAACTTACTGAGGACTCAGATACCTTCAAGGAGATAATAAATGCCAAGGAAGTCTATATAAAGGACGAATATGGTCAGTTACACGGTTTCTCTATCCTCAAATATTTTAAAAGAATAAATTATAACAATACCCACGATGTTTTGAAATTCGAAGGAATTGAAATGGAAAATGTGGGCATACACTAAAATCAAATAATATGTCAAAATTTTTAGATGACCTTAAAAATGCTGCAGATAAGGGTGAATTTAATTCCGAAGCAGCAAAAAAAATTATCGAAGTAGATAAACTTGCAGATAATGCAAATGTTGAAAATCTCGCAGACAGAATAGAAAAGGCAGGTGTTAAAACCGTTACCGAAGAAGAAGCATCAATAATTAATTCGGATTATGAAAAAAAGATGCTGGAAATTAAAGAAAAAGATTTAGCTTTGCATCAGATAGCGATACTCAAGGAAATTGATGAAACATTGATGTTAAGTCTCTATGATATGAAGGATTTTATTACAACTGTTGAAACTTCATTCGATAAGACTAAGCCAGTCAATGTCGAATTATTTCAAGAAGTAGAAAAAATCAAAAATAAATATAGTTCAATTATTAATCTCAATCAAATTATTTAAATTAAATGGCAAAAATTGAAAAAGCATCTGATGACGTAAAACTTCTTTTCGAAGAAGTACGTGAGGAAACGACAATCCCTCAGTGGGTTGAATTCGAAGTCCTTTCAAGTAATAAACAAAAAGACCTTTATAAAATTGTTAAACTCAATGATATTGTTGAGACAATAACAGAAGGTTTGAACTTTGCGGTAGTTTTCAATGAAGAAATTCTTGACCAGCTTCCTGAAAACATGAAGAAAATGGCAATTGCAGAATGCCTTGCGGGTGTTTGTGTTGACGAAAATGATAAAGTATCATTGGAAAAACCTAACTTCAGCACTTACAGGGGCATTCTTGAGAAGTACGGACATGACCCAATCATAGTTCTGCATGAAAGTATCAAAAGTCTTTATGATAAGAGAAAACAAGAAGCAGACGAAGCAAAAGCACAGAAAAAAGGTAAAAGAGGTAAGAAAACCGCAGAGGTATAAAACAATTCTAATTTAAATTAAGACAAATCCTGGCACATCGTCAGGATTTTTTTGTTTATTAGTATTTATAGAAAATCTTATATATGATTACTTACAATATCAAATTTCCTTTAAATGATAACTTGAGTACAAATACGTATTTTTTATTGACCCAAGTAACTAAGGATGCGTTTAGTTCTGACCTGTTGTTATTACTGCTCACATCAAAGGGGGAAAGATATTATGAGCCAGATTATGGTACGAATTTATTAAAACACATTTTCGAACCAAACGATAATTTAACTGCAGATGATGTAGAAGAAGACGTAAGAAACACGGTATCGAAATACATCCCGAATTTAAAAATCAATAAGATTACATTCAATTGGCTTTTAGATGATGCAGGAATGCCAATATCAGAAAACCAATTAAACGTAAAAATTAGTTTCACATATACCGAAGATAGTTTTACAGAAGAAGGTCAATTAGATTTAAACTTTTAAAATATGGCAACAGATACAACAACAAACATAATTCAGTACGGAAGCAGAACATTTGGGCAAATTAGACAGGATTTAATTACTTTTATCAGGCAAGCATATCCTGAAGTACTCTCAGATTTTACTGATTCAAGTGTTGGCGCAATGTTAATCGACCTCAATGCAGGTGTCGGAAATAACTTAGCAATTAATACTGATAGGGCATTTCAAGAAACACAATTGGAGTATGCACAATTACGTGCTTCAATTCTAAACATTGCAAAAAATATGGGATTCAATATTCCCGGAAGACGACCTTCAGTAACAGTAATAGATTTTACCGTAACTGTTCCTGTACTCGGTGATAAACCCGATGCAAGCTATTATCCCATTTTATCGCCTGGTGCGCAAGTGCTTGGCGGTGGAAAGATATTTGAAACCCAAGATACAATTGATTGGAGTTCTCCTGTTAGTAATCTTGGCGACCCTAACCGTTCTATTATTCCCAATTTAGATTCAAATGGTATTATTGTAAGTTATGGTGTTACCAAAAGAGAAGTTGTTATCAATGGTAGTACAAACATATTTAAAAGAATTATAAACCCAAATGATGTTATACCATTTTTTCAGATAACTCTTCCAGACCCAGATGTAATTGA